CTGGTTAATTGCTCAAACTTGTCCCAAGTAAACATACGCGGAGCACCCCGTTCAGTCCGCAGAGGCCGCTCCCACATCACAATGGAAGGCTTGCCCCAACGCACCACCAACTCATCCCACAACCGGCCATGAGTCTCGGGACCATCGGAACTTAAAACCTCAATAAACGCGAATCCGCCCTCCGGCTCATGCACGAAGGGTTCCAGGAACTGCTCCAACCGGTTGAAAAGCTTAATCACACAAACCCCGCGTGCTTGCCCGTCCTCGATCACGAAACTGATCGTGCCCCGGTTCCAGTGGTACGCGAACCAATCACAAAGCATATCAAATCGCCAAACACTGAATTGAGGCGCGTCCCGGATTCTTGAGGCAAGCATTCTCATCGTCGCGAGATATTCAGGCGCATGTTTCACGTGACCGCCAAAGGATGCGATTCGAAAGCGCTGGCCAGAATCTGGTACAAAGTCCAATTGCCCGTGCCTTCCAACCGGAACTGTAATTCGGTGCAGATGCCGGTCTTAAGCAGCGCAATCGGCTGAATCTTGTAGCCTTCAATATCCAGGTCGAAAGGGAAACTCGGGATAGTCAGGCTCAAGAGATAAGCCGTCGTAGCTACGTCGCGTTTGGCCACTTCGGCCGCACGATCGGCAATGGCCGTGATCGTTACCGGATCTTCGCTCTCTAGAAACTGGAACCGGGCCGAATGCGGCCGAATCTGGTTGATATCTTCACCGAAAGTAAAAGAGCGCGAGAGCAGGAACGAATTATAAACCTGCTGCGTCCGGTCAATGTTCTGGTCATAATACTGGCGTTCGATCGGGTACGTCATCCGGCTTAAAATCCCGTCCCTGGTCGCTACGAGCAAAACCGTGCGATTAGAGTCAGTCCGGTCACGGGCGAAATCGCGGGCCGAGACGTCTCCGCCGCCGACCTCAAAACACCACAATCCTTGCCACTGCTGGAGCGTGACCGAATAGATCAGCATGAAATTGTTATAGTTCGCGCCATCCAGCGGCACGCTCAGGATATAAAGGTCGTTCCAGTAGGTCGCCCGCGCCTGGTCGCAGGCCGCCCAGTTAATCCGGTCAATGTAACCTTGCGCAGGCTGACTGATCGGCAACCAAACTCCTTCCTCATCACTGGTCGGCGCCTGCCCCAGCGCGTAAACTCCGCGCCCGGTTTCCGAAAGGAACAATACGTCGTTGCCGGCTTGAATGATGGTACCGTGACAGCGGCAGCCGATCGTAGCGCTCACCCGGTTTACAGACCAGTTGGGCACATCCAGACCGGGCCCGGTTTCCACCAGCCAGGTCGAGCCGTTCCGGAACACGGCAATTTTCTGATCTTTCCAGAGCGCCTGCCCCGTAATCAGATCGGTCGTAATCGGATCGATCGTGACCGAGCCAGTAATCACGTCGACATGCTCGGGATTGAGCGCATCGCTCACGATCAGATTATTCTGGTAGACGTAGATCAGCCGGTAAACCATCCAGACCGGATAGAGCACCGTGGGGTACTGGCTCGGGACCGAGATAACGCTAAAACCAGTTCCGGGCAGATATTTGTTCAGCGTGGTCCCGTTGGAAAAATAGAGACTGGTATTAGCCGCAGTCGAATAGACCTGGTCTCCAAAGTTGAAAGCCGGACCGCCTGCGACGGTGTTCCACACACTGGAACGATTGTCCCAGGTATACCAGTTCGGTCCAGAGTTAGCCAGAAACAGGCCGTTGCCAACATGATGAACTGAGTCAAGCGTCCCGGCTGCACTTTGCGCCAGGCGGATTAAGCCTGGCCGCGGCCGGTTCAGCCCGTCCAACTGGCTCAAACGATTTTCGCCGTCAGCCGCCTGGGCTTTGTCGATTGCGCTGGGTGGAACGGAGTTGTTAACGCCGCTGATCGGCACCGAACCGTCAGTCTTGAGTTCGTCATCCCAAACCCCCAGCGGATACGGGTTGGTTAAAGGCATAGGTCACATCCCGAACGGGTTCCAAGAGGTGGCCCGGTTCCACCACCAGCCTTTCAGATAATCGCCATACTCGTAAGTCACGGGCACAGCTTGCTGGAAAAATTCGCTCTGATTCTTTTCGACCTGGATCGCCGCTTTGACGTGTTCCATCGCGATCTGCTCCTCGGCGTTGGCCTTGGTTAATTGGCTCAGGCGTTTCCAGAGCGCGGCGGTGGTAAAACAAACCAGGGCATCCCAGATATGGCTGATCCGCGGCACGCTCATATCGTTGTCCAGGCTGTCGGGTTTAAGTTTTACCTGAGTCCGGACCCAGCTCTGCAGCGGGCCGCCTCCGGGTGCGGTGCCGATCGGAGGCGGTTCCAGGACGATCTGAGTAAAAACCAATTCGGTCATCGCGGGCGGCATGACAAATGTCTGGCCTCCGGCGCTGATCGTAAGTGGCATCGTCGTGACCTGACTCGAGAGCACTGTGACCACCTTGTAAGTGTTCTGCGTGGTCAGACTGGCCGGCAGATAGACACCGCCTGCCTGCGGTGTGCCCTGCATGATAAAGGTCTCGCTGATCGGAGCATCATTCGCGTCCCGGCCCGCTATATAAACATTGAACGGGTCCTTGTTCGATGTCGTAAAAGTAAACTTTCCGGGATTCGCGTACGGCCAGGCTAGGTTTTCTGCCCGATAAAACCAGGGCGTGTTTCCGGGCAGATTATAGGCCGGATAAGTAAAGCGCTCGATCCAGTCGCGTTCCCGGTAATTGAGCCGGACATAAGAAACGCCGTCATAGGACAAGCTGCAAAAGATCACTTCCTCGGCGTCATAAGGCAGAAAAAAAACCCCGTTCAGAGTCGGATCAAGCTGCACTCCGTCGTAGAGCCGCATCGATTCGCGCCAGTTATGGCTATCGTAAAGGGTCGCGTACTTGAGCCGAATCGCCCGTTTGGCAAAGTCCAGGCCTTCGCTGGAAATATCGCCGGTGGTTTCGGCGGCAAACTGGGCGATATCGATAAGGGTCATAACATTTTACCAGCCTGTGTCGGAGCTGTAGTGAAACTGGACTTGATAGTTGGCCGATTGACTCGATGCGAGTTGCATATACCCAAAACCGCTTTGTCCCACATTGCCCACCGCACCCGTGACACTGACGTTTGCTCCCGCTGAGATTTGAACGGCATTAGCCGTCCCATCAGTAGACCAGATGTTCACAGTAGGATCTTTAGCCATTGGCTTTGGGAAAGGGGTTGGACCTTGGACATATTGCGTATTCTGCGGCTGTACAGTCATGTACCTTGCTCCCAAAGAACTGTTGGTTCCTGGCTTAACAGCGTAGTCGTAGCTTTTTGCAAAATACCGCAGACACTCATCCAGATTCTGCACGAACGGTTTATCGATCGGAGTCGAGCAGACCGCCCCCGGTTCGTGCTGCACAAAGGCCACGTCGAAGGTGCCAGTGGCAGACGCAAAATTTGATTGCCCGGTTGCTCCGATAAAATTGCCGTTCTGCCACGTGTCATTAGCCGGTGCAGTCAAAGCCGTGCCGGCCGCCAGACAGATCGACAGCAAATACCCAAGCGTTCCAGGCGCTGTGCTGAAGTTGCCGCTGGGGAACACCGGAATATTCGGGAAGCTGACCAGGGTCCAGGTATTGGCCGAAGTGATCGTTCCTAACTTGGTCAGACTTTTGGTGGTCGCACCAGGATCCCGGATTCCCAGACCGAATTTGAGTCCGGCCACACTGCTGCGGACCAATAGTTGAACCGAATGGACATCGTATTGCAATTCCCGGAAATTCGGACCCTCGATCTGCGTATAAAGAGTCAGGTTATCGCCCGTAGCCAAAGATGCTTCCGCAGTCGTGATAGTGGTCCGCAGAAAATTCCGGCTAATGGCAAAATTGCTGCCGGGCACTAACACCTCGTTAGCCGCTCCCACCGTCTGCCTGAAAGAGGCCACCAATGTGCCGATCTTCTGGTTAAACCAGCGATCGATCAGACGCGTAGCTGTAGCTGGATTGGCCACCGTCGCGCCGCAATTAAACTGGTCACATTCGAACGTTGAATTCCCCAGTGCATTATAGCTACGGATGCCGACTGTCTTAACCGCGTTAGCCAGATTCTGGCAATGGTTGGTCCCGTCCACGAAATCGGTGGCATTGCCGCTGATCGTGTTCAGCATGCCGGGTTGGCTCGTGGTCGCCAAAGGTAATTGCCCCGCCACACTTGAGCTTAGCTGCGCCCCGGTAATGCGCGCATAAGAACCGCTGGACTTCAGTTCGAGTAACTGATCGGTCGGATCCAGGGTCGAGGAGGCCGGCTTGTTGGCATAAAAATCGGTCTGGATCGTCGAGCCTGCCACGATGTTGTTCATCTTGGTCGCAGTGATGCCCTTTTCACCATCGGTAAAGATCTGCGTAGTTACGATATCGCTCATAAGGCAAAGCTCAGGTTGTCCAGATAAACGTTCCCATTGGTCGCGCTGGGCCAGCTGAACGCCTGCCGCACCATAGGGTAAATTGTCACCGCCCCACTGATCGCCACGTTCGCGCTGAAAAGCAGTACGTCCCCAGTCGAGTCGTAGCCAGCAAGCGCGCAACCTCTGGCTACGCCCGGACGCGCCCCTGCGGGCAACGTGAAAGCTAAAGCCGCCGCGCCACTGGCATAAGCAACGATGCCTTCACAGATCACTTTCTGAAATGCGCCATTAGTCTCGACCCGATACCTGGCAGTCGTGTTCTCGCTCCAGCCCGTCGCGTAAGAGAGCACAGTCCAGGTGCCGGGATTAACCGTCCCGGCCGGTGCCGGCGTTGACCAGTTCCCGCTCCCGTCCAGATACTGCGTCGCGCTCCCGCTCAAAATCCGCAATGAACCGGTCCGGACCGTGGTCGCGATCGGGAGCGGGTCGGTGCCGTTATCCAGATGGCTCGGAGCATGGGCGCTCGGGGCGAAGGTGGCAGGCTTGTTGGCGGTTGTGTTCCAGTCCGATGGGTAGGTTGCCGGCGTGCCCGTAACCTTCGTCCAAGCCAGCGAATCACACGTATCAGCCACCCCGTTATTGTTTGTGTCATAGACACTCTTTAGCATGGCCGTCGCGTCAGGCGGAAACGTCGTCGGCACGCCCGTCAACCGACTCCAGGGCAAGCTATCCGCCGTGTCCACCACCCCGTTGTTATTGGTGTCGTAGGTGCTTTTAAGCATGTCACCGGTACCCGTCCCGCCCCCGCCGCTACCAATCGCGTTCGACAGATCCTGGATCATCAGGTTGAGTTTCTTGGCCGTGATCCCGCCATCCTTCTGATCACTAAAAACTATCTTGGTGGCCAGGCTCATGGGGGCGCCCCGCGTTGCTGATCCAGGGTTTTTAAGCGGTCCAAGCGCACCGCAATTGCGTGCACCTCACTCAAAACACGTGAATCATTGGCCATCATTTGTTGCTGGTTATCGCCCGCCTGGCGTTGCCAGCGTTTGAAATCGTCCAGCTCAGAGTGCAACTCCCGGATGTTGCGCAACCCTTCCTGCTGCTCAAAGCTCAGCGCGGTATTGCCCTGGTGCGTTGCGAAAAAGTTGCCCGCTCCACTTGCTAGGATCATGACCACCGTGGGCCAATTCAGGCCCGCTTTAGCGTTACCAGTATTCGAAGACGCGGAGCCGTTTTCGGTCATGGGTAAACCCCTGTTTCTGGAAGATTTTGACCGCTTCGCTCAATGCTTCCCCGTTGACCTGGGGTGCCAGTTCCCAGGCCGCTCCGTACCAGAACAGACTCGGAGCCGCTCCGTCCCCGAAACAGTAGCATTTGACAAACTGGTTGAGCCCGTAAGCCTTGCGCTCCGCCTC